TTACACCTTGAGCTGAGGCATATGCGCGTTGTGACTCTTGTTGCGCTTGTTGTACTGCACTCGCCTGTTCGGGTGATAGACCAGCCATCAGCCCACGGGTGAGCCCAGCTTGTCCAGTCATCTGACCAAGTTCAGCCTCACGCGCCGCGCCAAGTTGCTGCGCCGTCTGTTGGGTAAACTCTGGAGACATTCCAAGCATTCCAAGGCCAAACCGAGAAACATCTTGAAGATTAAGGTCTTGAAACTCTGGTCGGTATTGCTGCTCGAACGATAAGATACCCGGCATTGATTGCTGGTATGCCGACAACATTTTAGCCAAATCGCCAGACGGGTCGAATTTTGGTGCTTTTACTGATTTAGGTTTACTTCCCATGAAATTAACTTTCTTTTAACTTTGAATAAAACTTATACATGTCGTGGACTCTTGTGCGATCACTTCCCTTGAAGCTGCGCTGGAATGCAATGAAGTCGTAGTGTTGAATGTATTTAGACAACGCTCCACGCATGTCCCCTGTGGTAAATGTGACGAACAGGGTGTCTCCGTCGTCAACATAGACTGCTTGAGTTGGGTTTGCACGGAACACGCTAAAGCCCATAGCAAAACAATCCATATCGCAAATAACAACGCCATGACATAAGTGCCATGTGAGAAGTTGTTGGAAGTCGATACCTTCTTGTTCATATGTTGCTATTGCTTTAGCTAGGTGCTGGTTCATCGAGATTCCAATTCTGCAACCTTTCGCGAAAGTTCTTGGGCGGAAGCGACAAGAATTGGAACTAGTTTTGAGTAATCAACTTGCTGATAGATTGGATTGCCGTTTGCGTCAACAGCGTCCTTTGCTCCAGTTACAGCGTTTGGTACAACAGCTTGAACTTCATGTGCAATAAACCCGTCCGACCTTTCTCCATTTTCAACCCACTCAAAATTAACCGGGTTTAGTTGTTGCAGTTGCTGTAGTGCTTCAGATATTGGAACAACATCGCTTTTTAGTCGATAATCGGATGACGACCCATAGTTGACCCCAGTTGTTAATATTGAAATAGTGCCACGAAGTGTTGTCCCGTCTGGAGCCATAAACGAACAAGCAGCAGCTGTGTTTCCTGAGGTAACAATAGATGGAACAAATCTAATCCCATCATCCGTATTGTTGTTATTAAATCCCTTAATAAATACTTTATCGTCGTTACTGGTATTATCTATGACCAACTTTGTTGATTTGGTTGTACCATTGACATCCAGTTTTTGAGATGGAGCACCAGTCCCAATCCCCACATCCCCGTTTGTGGCAATGCGCATGCGTTCTGTATTATTTGAATAAAACTCAACTGTCCCATCTGCGGAACTAAACATTCCAGAATCATTATCTCCGGGGGCTGAAAAAGAATATCCGTTATTATTTGCCCCATTGGAGCCGGGTGTACCGCCACGCGCTCTAAACGAGTTTGCGGTGACGGTTTGATTACCAAAACTGGGCGAAATCTTTGTGCCAGCAATAGCCGCAGATGCGTTGATGTCAGCATCTACGATAGTGCCATCCGCAATCTTGTCAGATGTCACAGAGTTTGACCCAAGCCTACTGTTGTTGATAGCGTTAGCTGAAATACTCAACTTGCCGGACGCAATATCCAGTCCACCGCTTCCACCAGATCCACCAAGCACGGCATCAGCAGTCATCACGGTTTCGTCGATGATATTATTCATCTTCGTGCTAGTAATCGTGTCAGTAGCCGTAAAAGTGTAAGTTGTATTAACCGCGCCCATAACTTATTTCTGTGAAATGATTTGTCTATTTGTTACTGATCCAGCAACTTTGATTGAGTTTATCTTGGCTGAACCCTGTGTCCTTGTCAAGATCATGGTTCCTGTATAGCCCCTAATACCACCAAGCCTGCACCTAATGCTTGCCGTTTCAGCCTCTGATGGGTTGGTTGATTGTAGGATTTGTCCATCAAGGAATTGAGTGGTGGTTCCAATAGTCGATGAGTTGTCTGGGTCTTCAGCGGCAAACTCAATTAGGTATTCAGAATTCTGGCTGGGCAACCCCTGCATATTGATCTGCGAGTCTGTGTACCTTTTCCGCTCCAATGTCTCAAGGTCGTAGCCACGGGTGATTAGTTTAGACAGAATGGGTGCTGATGTCTTAACATCATTAGTGTTGGATACGCTAATAGTGTCATTAGAGTCATCAAATGCTTCCAATTGGTGCAATCCTCCGTTTGCAGTCACAGCATACAGGTTATTTCTTACCCCCGCTGAACCAATAATAAGGTCTTCAATCAAGAATCTAGTGTCACCAAAGGTATCTAGCGACTCCCAGCCTCCATTTAGGAAGTTGTACACCAAAATTGAGTTGTTCCCGCGAGCATCGTTAATGCCCGGAGCGGAATCCAGCGGAACCGCAAGGTAGTACCTGTTATCAAACAAGATTCCAACTGACTTGTTGGACAAATCCTTGTTGAGCCTGTCAATGTAGGGCTGGATGTTCTTGGAAATTGGCTCCTCGGCCCCGCGAAGGTTGTAATCGTTAAGGAACTCCACACCATACACCCCATCATCCGACAGGAACATCATGGTGTTAGCCCTCATCACCACGGACTTGCGAGCTAAGCAGCCAACCTCGGAGGTTAGTTCTGTAACCCTAGTGTCTGAAAGTGTCCCCTGCGTCCCCTTAATCTGGTGGATGCTGTTTCTGTTGAGGACAATCAATGCATCGTCGTAGAACCCATGCATCGCAACCACATAGTCAGCAGTACCGCCAGAAATACGAAACTGGTTTTCGATCTGGTCGAATGTAGTGGTGTCAAGAATGTCGGATACGGCAATCTCGTCTGTGATCTTGCGGTCGGTGTAGGTGACTGCGTTGTAAGCCCCAGACTGGTCGTAATAGTATGGAACCCACAGGCGGCGTTGGAAGTGAACACCCCAAGGCGCACCCGGTTGGTGCATGAACCCACCACCCTCGCTGAACCTGCCGCCAAACTCAATCTGACCAGTGGAACCACTTGCTGTGATGTTTGCTACAGGCGCAAAGAATTTGATGTTCGTTAGCGTTGCTAAGGATACTTGGAATTCTTGTCCAACAATTGCAGAGAATTCTGGAACCGTGCTTTCGTAAACCCTAATAACATCACCAGCAAATACTGTATCATTGGATACGCTTAGGTCTACAGAAACCTGTCCATTGGAAACCGAAACTTGGTTACCGCTAGAGTTAAATACCTGAGGTTGTGTGTAAGTCCCGCCCGGAGAGAATGTAAATCCGTCAGTCATGGTGGCGGCAGTCACCCCAAAGGTCTGGTTTTGACTTGTAGCAAAGGTGTATTGGAACTGGTCTTGAGTTAGACCCGCGCCAGAAAGAACCGTAAATGTTCCGTTGGCTGGAGTGCCGCCAGTTAGACCAGCGACAACCACAGATGTTCCAGCCGTAAGCCCATGTTCACGGACGCTCATCGTAACGGTGGTTCCACTCTGTGACGCAGAAAGAATGGGCCTACCATTAGGATACCACTCCAATGCCTGCTGCCCCTCTCGGAATAGCATAACCTTGTCGAACACTTGAATCATGTCGGTGTCCGCGCCCAAGGCAGTTCCCGCAGGATATGGGATGTTCTCTGGAACATAGAGGGAGTTAGACTCAACCGCAGCCAAATCAATCTTCTTTGCAACCGTGTCCAACGCCACGATCACATACTCCTTGTTGTTGGAGTTGGGGTCGCTGAACAAGCAGGAGGCTCGGACATTGGCGTTGGCTGCATCGTTAATCGGCATTTGGGACAATGTGCCAGTGCCGGAAACCGCGGTCACCCCAGTTACAGGGAAGCTTAATTGGTTCGCTGAAACATAAGTCAGCACCTTGGCCCCGTTGTTGTTAGTGCCAGTAAAGGTCAGTCCAGCTACTACAGCATACCCACTAGAACCAATCTCAAACCCATGATTGGCGGACATGGTAATCGTTACCGCATTTGAGTCGTATGTCGCTGACGAGATAGTTTTGGCAACATCAATTAAATAGAACGGCAACTGCAACGGATCACCCCCAACGGTCAACGCACCAGTCCTAGAAACCACCACCTTGCGGGGCTTCCAGTAACCTTCCATGCGCCCATTAAGGCTCTCCCTTACCTCCCCAGCCTTCAACTGGTTTAGCTGCAACCGCTGGTTCACACCAACAAACCCACGATCACCATCCTCGGCAATCGAGTCATCCATCCCACCAGTGGATCGGAACTGGGACATTATGCGCGGTACGCAATAACCACCCCAGAAGCAAGCGTAAAGCCAGTGATGTTGCCACC